ACTCGGTTCAAAAACCAGGTGGTTTGGGTGGATCATCTGGCGGAAACAGAGAATACGTTCCCGGACTTGCTAGAGCAGGATCGGCACTTGGAATCAAAAACTTCTTCTTAGAAGTACATCGTGATCCAGACAATGCTCCTAGCGATGGACCAAATATGTTACACTTAAAAGATTTCGAAAGGACGTTAAATGAAATCAAAAGCTATTCTTATACCGGCTAGGTTACATAGCACAAGATATCCTAACAAAATGCTTGTACAATTAGATGGCAAGCCGATGATTCAACGTGTTTATGATTCTTGTATAGCAACAGGATATGATACATTTGTTATCACAGACAGCATGGAAATTTTTTCTCTATTCAATACACAAAACTGTTGGATAGAAGAGAAACCATATGAAAACGGAACGGCAAGATGTGCTGGAGCTATTTCAAGTAGATTTTTCAAAGCATATGATACTTTTATAAATGTACAAGGTGATATGCCAGACGTAACAGCTAAGATGATTAATCGATGCGTTGATTGGTTACAATATTATTCTGTCAGTACAGTCTATACAACAATGCGTAAAGAAGAACAAGACAGACCAGAAAGTGTTAAAATGGTACGTGCTGGAGACAAGGCACTTTGGTTTGGTAGAGGCATGACTGGTTATGGTGATTGGCATCTGGGTGTGTATGGATATAGACGAGATGCCTTAGAAATATATCCAAACTTAGAGATTCCCATTGAAGAAGAAGTTGAAAAACTAGAACAACTACGTTGGTTAAAGAATGGTTGGGATATTGGTTGTTCCCACGTTGAATTCAGCGGAACCGAAATCAATACAAAAGAAGATATACACGAATGGAACTACAAGAATGGACTACTAAATGGTTGACATTACACCATATGTATATTATAATAAGCTATGAATAAATTACCATTAAAAGATATACTTGCGGCAATTGATATGGGAGCCAAAGAAATTTGGGACGAACTATCTGATGACGAACGTAAACAGGTTAGTTTTTATCTTTTGAATAGATACGTAAGTTCACAGAAAGGTAATAGAGATAAACAAGAATTAGCAGTATTTAAAACAAACGAATACTACAATAAAAACTTTTTTAATTTACAAAAACATAAGAAACTATTATGGCAACTTATTTGTATGTCCGGTAACACAAAAAATATACAGTATCATGAATGGATAGGATACAAAAAGAAAAATGGATCCAATAGTAAAAATGTAAAGTTTTTAGAAAAGTTATTTCCTAATATGAAAAAAGATGAGGTTGAGTTACTTGCTAGAATATCTACAAAAAAAGAATTGTTTGCCCTTGGAGAAGCGTACGGAATGGATAAGAAAAGTGTCGGCATCTAAGCCATACAAGTGTGAATACTGTGGTGCTAGTTTTACTAGAGAGAAAACGCTATCAGTTCATATGTGTGAAAAGAAACGTAGACACTTACAAAAAAATGAAAAGCATGTACAGTTAGGCTATTATGGATTTACAAGATTCTATAGATTAAGTGCTGGTACAAAAAATGAAAAAACATATGAACAATTTTGTGACAGTCCATATTACAATGCTTTCGTAAAGTTTGGTAGTTGGCTAAACAATGTAAAGCCCTTGTACATGGAAAAGTATATTGACTGGGTAGTAACAAGTGGAGTAAAACTAGATCATTGGTGTAGAGACGAACTATATGAAAAATACGTAAATGAATTTGTATTGAAAGAAAGTATGGAAACAGCAGTAGAAAGAACTATAGACACAATGATGACTTGGGGAGAAGAAAAAGAAGCTCCATGGAATGATTATTTTAGACATGCTACATTAAACAGAGTAACTAGAGATATTAAAGATGGAAAGATAAGTCCATGGCTTATGCTTAACTGTTCATCCGGAAAACAGATGCTATCTCAATTCAATGATGAACAACTTGAATTTGTGTATACTGTTGTTGACCCAAAACATTGGGCTATGAAATTTAGAAAGAAACAAGCAGACGTTGAAATTGTAAAAGAAGTTGCCAAGGAATCGAAATTATGAAAACACATTTATTAGGAAACACGCATCAATGGATCATTGAAAGCCATTATGAAGACAAAGAAGAATTTGACTTTCATTGGGATAAAAAAGTATTTCCTAGTGACACAAGAGAAGATGTAAGTGATCATACTAGTACATACCGTGGTAAGCAATTTAACATACATCCTGACGCTTATGTGAATGAATGGAAATTCAAACCGCATTTACAGGAACAGATTGATAAGGTAGGGTTGCCTATTAAAATTACAGACTTGTGTGCGTTATGGATTATTGAATACAAAAAAGGTGGCTGGCAGAAAGCACACAGACATAGTGACCCTGATATTAAAAAGTTAAGTGCTGTTGTATATCTGTCAGATGCTGATCCAGACCCAACAACATTCCACGGAGGTACATTTGCTTATCTCTATGATGGAGAAGGTAATACACATGACTTGTGTTATAAACCTAACAGAGGAGATTTATTGATATTTAAAAGCACGGTATTACACGGATCATATCCTGTAAGGGATAACAAAAAGGTATTTGTGGTGGACTATTTCTATGAGGATAAGTATGTATAAAGTAGTTAAAAATTTTGTAAAGGAAAGCTACAACAATAGTAAAGTTGCTTTCTTCTGTGAAATGGCAGAAGCTACATTCTTAATAAGTGCCAGTGCTATACTCACGTATACGGTTTTGGCTCCTGCTACAAAAATCTTTATCCCTTTATACTTCGTTGGAAGCATACTTGGGATAATTAGTGCTATAATAAGAAGAGCGGCATTTGTGATAGTTCTTTGTTCTTGGTTTACTATTATGAATGCTATTGCGTTATGGAGGTTGTTTATATGAAACTAGATCTAATAAAGTCGCCAAATGAATGGCTACAAAAGAAAATAGAACCAATGGATGTCAACAATATACCCGAAAACATTGTTGAGATTAAAAATGAAATGGATCGGGTAATGAAAGAAAATAAGGGCATAGGGCTCAGTGCTAATCAAGTTGGGCTAGATTATAGACTGTTTATTTTCCATGCTGAAGCATTACAGAATATCAGTGCTGAAAGAGTAAACATGTGTATTAATCCAGAAGTAATTGAATACATTGAACCTGAAGTAGAAATGTGGGAAGGTTGCCTTAGTTTTCCAAAAGTAAATCTTTACGTTAAAAGACATTCAAAGATTAGAGCAACGTGGACTAATGAAAACGGAAAGATGATGGATGAAAAACTTTATGGTTACGATGCTAGATGTTTTTTACATGAACTAGATCATTTGAACGGTATTACATTTGACAACTATGTGTCTCCTATTGAATTTAAAAAGGCACAAGAGAAAGCACAGGCTGAATGAGTCAACTAACTGAAAAACAAGTAAGAGCAGAATACAAGGAGCATCGAAAAGATCCAGTATTCGCTGAGTGTTGGCCTGATACCGATCGTGCTTTTTATGAATGGTGCGAAGGATATGTAGACTACAAACACATAAAGGCTAAAGAAGATGCCTGATATAGATATTGACTTTGCTGACAGAACTGAAGTATTAGGAAAGCTAAAGCATAGAGTTGCCAGGCTTGATGAAAAGAAAAAACACAACACTGGTGTATACGTTACTGAAATTCCACATAATCCAATTGACATGTTATCTACTATTGATTATGAATCAGCAGAAGATAGAGGATATTTTAAATTAGACTTTTTAAATGTAAGTATCTATGAAAAGGTAAAAGATGAAGATCATCTTAAAGAACTAATGAGCAAGGAACCGTTATGGGAACTGTTAGAGACAAAAGACTTTTGCGATCTGGTATTTCATGTATCAGGACATCATACACTAATCAAAAAATTAAAACCAAAGAACAAAGAACAACTGGCCGCTGTATTGGCTATCATAAGACCAGCAAAGAGACATCTTCAAGATAGTAACTGGGAAGATATCTTCAAAGAGGTTTGGATCAAACCTAAAGAAGGATATTATTTTAAAAAAGCTCACGCAGTAGCATACGCCCATGCTATTGTTGTACACATGAATTTAATCTGCGAGGAACTGAATGGATTGGGAAGTACAAGACTACAGAAAGAAACCGCCTAAGAAAGAAGTGGACTGGATAGACTGGCAAGTGCCAAGAGAAATGGCTAGTCAGTATATATGGAGAATGATTTTCTGGGTGTTGTTGATGCCGTTAATTTTCTTCGGCCAATTTTATATTAACGCTTCTTACTTATTGATGCTAGTTTTTCTTGTAGACTATACTTCTTACCTACGTTGGAAGCAGGGCGATGATCAGTTTTAAATCCTTTTTTACTACCGTCAGGATTGTATCCTAACTTCGTATATAACTCAGCTATTTTACTTTTTATAATATGAACTCTTTCTTCTAGATTCATCTTGGCTTTTTCAGTAGTTGAACTGACTTTCTTTTAATACGTTTGACTGTAAGTTTATTTAAATTAACAGTAGGCCCGTGTGTCACTTTGACATCTTTACTATTCATTGTTCTTTGAATATGTTTGAAGAATGCCATCTCTTTACGTAAGAATATATTAATGGGCAACATCCTGTTTGATTCCCACCACCATATTTCACCTAGCTCTATCAGCTTTGCTTTTTCATCCGGCGTAAGTACATCGCTGTAAACATACATAGTAGTGGTCAAATTATCCTGGTTATTAACAATACCAATGAATTCCTGCCCACCGTATGTGACTACGGACAAAAACGGAAACTTTTCTTCTATCTCTTTTCTCAACATATCTCAATAAATACACTAGTAAGGAAGTTATTTATGCAACAAGTGTCAAGGTATTTATTATCAAACCATACCGTGGTCGTCTTAGATGACACGGGTAACCTAACGGAGTATAGCAAAGTGTATCAGAGAAACCTAAAAATAGCAAAAGGAATAGACAATGTCATTACTTTTGAAGTGAAAAATCACGATCAGAAACCAGTATCAATACTTAATACGTATACACCATACGTAGAAGTATTCACAGAAGATAATGTATTATTAAAGAAATACATAGGAACAATTAAAGAAACTACAACGCCTTCATACAAAGGACAGTTTACAATTACTATATCTGATGCAGATACGCTTAATTTAGACGCACAATACCTATCATATTCCGTATACCTTACAAATACAAGTAGCGTTAACACACTGACTTATGCTGATACACAGTATGGAATTACAGGCACTATTGAGCTTACAACCGAAGCATTTCCTGGAGCAATTGATAGTAAAACAGTAAGCACATTTGTAGATGGTATTAGTTCTGTTGTAGATGGTGAGCCTCACACAAACAGTAATAGTGCTTTACATACAGCCGCATTTTACACTACAGGATTTGATGGTACAGTTGTAGTCCAAGGGACACTAGATGCCAATAATACAACAAGTTGGTTTGATATCTCAACCGAAACATTAACCACTCCTACTCAGCCTCACTATGTTAACTTTAACGGAGTTTTCAGTAATCTAAGATTTAAAGTAACCAATTCAAGTGGAAATTCTGGCTCAGTTGATAAGATTTTGATAAGAAATTAGTTGACAATCTGACACTTATATACTATAATACAAGTATGAGTATTGTATACGAAACCTTGAGCCTTCATCTTCCGCATAAGCGTAAAACAACACCATCTGGTTGGTTAAGTTTTAATGCTCCGTGTTGTGTCCATAACGGAACGAGTGCTGATACAAGACAACGTGGCGGAATCAAAACAGGTGATGGTGGAGGTGTTAGTTACCATTGTTTTAACTGTGGCTTTACTGCTTCTTGGATGCCTGGAAGAAGAATCACATACAAGATGAAAAGATTTATGCAATGGTTAAACATACCAGATGATACAATCACAAAAATAAGTTTACAAGTTTTAGAAACAGAAGAATTAGATAACGAACAGAAAATAATATTGCCTAAGTTTGTTACAAAAGAATTACCAGATGGAGCAAAGCCATTACAAGAATGGGCAGACTACTGTGCTATGGAATCAACAGGTGTTGATAAGAACTTAATGAAGGTATTTGAATATCTACAATCAAGGCAGTTGTATTTTGATGATTATGATTTTCATTGGTCACCGTTGAATGGTTATTCAGATAGATTGATAGTGCCATTCTATTCAGACAAACGTGTCGTAGGATATACTGCGAGAAAAATCAAAGATGGAAATCCAAAGTATATAAGCGATCAACAACCTGGATATGTTTTTAATTTAGACAATCAAAGATATGGTAGAGTATACACAGTTGTGGTAGAAGGACCATTTGATGCTATTGCCGTTGAAGGAGTAGCTTTGCTTGGAAGTGAAATCAAAGATCAACAGGCCATGTTAATTAATAGTTTAAATACAAAAGCAATTATTGTTCCTGATAGAGATGACTCAGGAAAAAAGATAGTTGAACAGGCTTTAGAACTAGGTTGGGGTGTTAGTATGCCTAACTGGGATAAAGAAGTAAAAGATGTAAATGAAGCCGTTCAAAAATACGGAAAAATTTATACACTACATACTATAGTTGGTAGTGCTGAATTTAATGAACTAAAAATAAAGCTAGGAGCAAAAAAATGGTTTGGTTAAAAGCGTTTTGGGAATGGATAACATTTCCTGTTAAGTTCTATATAGAACTTTTTAAGGAAAAGAAAAAGCAAAGGGATCTACAGAAGAAGATTAAAGAACTTCAAAAGAAAGATCCGTTTATATACAAGTAGGAGGTGATAAATTGATGAGTGAATTTACACAAGGAATGCTAAACACCCTAAAGAACTTAATAGGGTCATCAAGTCTTGGTCTTTCAATAATATTTTTTATTGGACATGTGATCATAGCTATGACAGTAGTAAGTTTAATTACAGGTGCTAGTATTTGGGAAGCAGGAGCAGTTGCTCTAGTTGAACCAGCAGTTAATTCAGTTTGGTTCTATGTGTTACACAAAGTATACAAATTAGCGAACGCTTCATAGGAGAACTTATGGCATTTAATTTTTGGCAGTCGCATCCTCTCGGAGGTAGTAGAGATAAGGTAACTTGGGGTATGGTTGGTAACAGCCATGATGCTAGTATGGCATGTTTCGTTGGTGACAAGCCAGTATGGGCATGTATGGCAAAAGATTTTGACGTAGCTAACATGAAAGACAGCCACCCTGACTTTCATTGGACCATGATACAGGTTGCGTTACAAAGTTACGGCCAGCCTGATAAAATAGTTTGGTATGAAAATCCATTTCTTAAAACAACAAGACAATGGTGGGCAGGACAGGGTTGGTTATCCAAGGAAAACAATATTAGAGATTATCTGTCACAATGGGACATAAATGCTCCAATAGAATATGCTTGGCATCATCATGCTCATGCTTCATACGGATACTACACAAGTGGATTCAAGGATGCTACAATTTTATGTATGGACAGTATTGGAGAATGGGAAAGTTTAACTATATGGTCTGGAAAAGGTGACAAACTTAAAAAAGTATATTCTCAAAAATATCCACATAGTGTTGGATTGTTTTATAGTGCTATGACACAGCGTTGTGG